AACTCCGGATGGGATGACATTAGTTTCGAGTATGTCGGCATTAGTGATCGATTGCGAAAAGGTATATTGTCCAAGATTATCTGCCAGCACAACTCTTGTTCCGTTGTAAGGTGTTCCGCATCCTGTGATGACGACTGATTGTCCTTCGGTGAATTCATGTATTCCTAGTGTAGTGAAAGTGGCGACATTATCAGTCAGCGACACTTTTTGAATTGGCGCTTTGAATGTAACAAGCATTGGCAGAATAACTGTTTCTGCTGTGTCAATAATTTGGTTTAGATAAGTGTCATCATAAAGAGAGGAACTTACACCCAATACGGAACGCAACTGAGTCGCGGTGATAATTGTTGGCATAAATTCCTCTCTTTGACTCCCATTTATAGCTGCCTACCAGCGGGAGCACCAGTAGGCATGACGGATTAGGTCAGGTTGAAGCGTCGAACTCCACCAGCAACAAGTGTCTTAACAGCTAAGTAGCCGTAAAGCATTGTTTCGATTTCGCCAGTTGAAACAACATTTGTTGAAAGTTGTAGAACTGGGCTTTCCATAATTGCAACAGATGATGGAACTACAATGAATGCAGACTCATCAATTGAAGTTGAAACTGCTTTGTTTGAAACATATAGGTCTAAGCCCATTACATTTCCGCGTAGTGATAGTGGTGAAACTGCGCCAGCAGCATTCTGTGGATTAACAGCAGAAAATACTGGACGCTTACTTGAATCTTGCGCTCCGATTAACAGACCCCATTGTGAAGTTCCAGCAATGTAGCGTGTTGCTAACTCACCAGTTGCAAGATATGCAGCAGGTGTTTCAGTTTTTACGAATGCAACAATTCCATCAAGATCAGCAGAAGTTGCAGTTCCAGCTGTTCCGCCAGCAGTTAATTCTGCAATTACTGCAGCCTCAGTTGCTTGAGCATAAACTCGGCGCATGTTTTCCAACATAGCCTGATAAAAACTTGGATCTGCTCTGTCAAGAATTTCAACGCTGTAGCGTTGCAAACCCTTGTAGGCTTTAACTGTCGCATCGACATAAGATGAAACAATTCCTGTTTCTGATGGTGCTGCACCCTCGCCTTTTTCTTCAACGCTTCCAGAAGTTGTAATCTTTGGAAAACTTACAGTCATTCCTGCGTTTGGCAGTCTGCGTGTTCCGATCGCATCAATTGCACCGCGAGCACCGATTTGTGTATCGACTACCTGTGAAACATATTGAATTGGCTTGAATGCTGGGTTAGTTGTGAAACTGTCATCGGCTGCTGTAAGTAATTTTGCATCCTCAGCCTTTGCGTGTGATACCCACTCAGCAGAATCACGATTTCCAAGTGATGCTTTGATTGAGTGCTCTAAGAAACGAGCCTGTGTGTTAATTGGTGAGCGTGGCTTTGTATAAGCAACTGGTTGATTTGCTTGAATTGCCACAGGCTCAGACTTCATTGCTTCTACCGCTTCGGTCGCGATAGGAGCTGTTTGTGTATCTGACACAATGTCCTCCTGTGTTTTTGTTTGCTCCTCAGCGGTTGCTTCGGAATTCTCTGGTGTTTCACTAGCTGCTATTTCTGAAACGCGAGCTGTGTTAATGGCTGGTTCAGAAACAAGGCTGACTTCCATGAGCCTCGACGCTTTAACAATCATTACACCTTTTTTTGCATCAAAATTATCTACAACTACGCCAACGCTAAATCCATCGCGTAATCCTTCGGCTGCTTCAAGCATGCTGTCATCACCAGCAATTGTTCCTGCAATCTTAAATGTTGCTTGAATGCCTTTGTCGTCAGCTGTAATGTCAATTAATTTACCAATAGGTCTAGTGCGATCATGCTCAAGTAATAATTTAACAGGCTTTGAAAAATCAATACTGCCTTCCTCAAATAATGTTGCGCCAGCACTTGTCATACCTTTTTCATTCCATGAAACAATTGTTCCTGAAATTGTGCGCTTGCGACTATCGGCTGCGGTTAGTGTTATTGGGAAATTGATATTTAATGATTTACTCATCGAATCAAATCCTCCTCCTCTTGTATTTGCTCAACGCTCATTGCGCCAATGCGGTTTAGGATTTCATAAACTTGCGCACGCTCTAATGCAGATCCACGCAAGAAATCGTCAATATCAAATCTAACTTCAACACCATTCGGCACAAAATCAGCCATTGAAAGTCTTTGTTCAATTGCGGTTAATACTGGTCGCAATGAAAAATCAATCAACGCTTTTCTTTCAGCTGTCATATTTGAATAAGTCATTGATGTAGTTTCAGCAGATACAAAACTTGCTGGAATACCAACCGCGCGTGAGCATTCCAAAGCCAAATACTGGCGTGCCTCATTTAATTGTAATTTAGCAGGATCAAAACCTAACGCTTGTAATTCAACATCAGCATTTAAGAATGCAGTTGATCGAGTTGCTCTGCTTGCTTTCCAACTTTCAAGTAATCTTGTAATTCGCTCTGGTGTTAAGTTTGTGCCATTTGATTTAAGCACCATTGTTGGAACTGGCTCTTTGGCATACATCTCTGCTGCTTTTTCTAATTCTTGCGCTGCTCTTATTGTGCGACCTGCTCGATTTAACACACCTTCATCTAATCCGTTAAATATAATTAAACTGCCTATTCCATGTAATGGCAATTCTTCGCCATCTAATTTATAAAATAAAATTTCAGTTTGATTATAATTTAATTGGTAAGTAACACGATCTGGTGAAACTCTTGTCCATGCTCTAACTCTTGCGCCATCGCTGTCCGAGTAGGAATCCAAAACCTGTCCATATGAAAATCCTGTGAATAAAATGTCCTCGGCGACCCATGCGTAAGTTGCAGACCCTGGAATGCGTGGATCAGGTTGCATTAAAACTCTTGTTGGTCGTAAATGCTCTTTTGTAAAATGATTGTAAGTTTCAATTGGCAATGATCCAACTGTTGAACAAATTATGTTTCTTGCTCTTGCAACAGCAGGAACTGACATTGCTTGCTCACGAGTTGCAGATTGTGTTCCAAAGAATATGCCCCCAACAGCAGCTTGTAAATTGTAAGGCGCATAAGATGCAGCTACATCAGTTGTTGCTGTAATTGTTGGCTTTGTGTTAAAACGATCAAATAATCCCATTAGCACATAATATACCATAAATCCAAATTATCCGACTTGTATATCAATTTCCGTTTCTTGTTGTGTCGCAAAATAAGTTGCTAGAGCAGAAGCGACAGCTGCACAAACTGCCACTCGACTTGCTCTCCTTCCGATGATCCATGACCCATCCCCATAGGGCAGTTTTGCAGCGGAAAGTGTTTGTTGGGTAAGTTCATCTTGCCCACCATGTTGTAACCTGTGGCTATTTATTGCGCCCAGCCATCGATCACAACTTTCAGCGTATATCGCCCCATCCATATCTGTAATGGGAATTCCAGCAGGAACTAACCGACTTGCGACGGCTTGTGCAGTCCTTTTGGAATAAGCGACAGTCTGAACATTATATTTTCTAACATACGGAGCAATATCGTTTGCAACCGCTAAATCATTTATTGAATAATCATTTGACCAAGTGTGAAGTAAAACCAAGTTAAACTTTTCGCCCGGGAGTTTCTGTGTTGCAACTAAAGCGCCAAACTTTCTATCTGGCGATAAATCTAACCCAAACCAAGTTTCTTTTTCAGGATCTAAAGGTATTGGATCGGTCTGACATAATCCCCACTTTTGTGCATCAATTGCAGAATTGATTGTATCTACCCATTGAGCCAAAACCTCAGTTCGCACAATATCAGGCGGATCATTGATAACTGCTTTTAAGTTATCGGGATGAATTGTTATCCCTAAGGACGGATTGGCTTGAGCAAATGCCTGCCAGTTCATTTCTCCCGACGGAAGGAGAATTGGCGCATCAGGTTCGGCACTCCACTCAAACCAACCAATCGGATCGTTGGTTGTAGCTGAAACCAACGCCCTCTCACGCAATTTGTTTAAGATTACTGAATGTTGATCTCCAGCAGATGAATAAATCCATACCTGCGGATTTTTAGCAGCCATCATTGAATAACGCATTGATGACCAAGCATCCTCATCTTTATATTCGCGTAACTCATCAAGATGGATTGTTTCTGGTTTGCTTAATCCTCTAGCTGCATTGTTGGCAGCCTTTACAACAAACCGCCGATTACCAAACAATTCAATTTCCTCCGCGCCATGTTGCCAGCGGATTTTCTTTACTTCCTTTTCCAATTTTGGATTGGCTTCCATTAGTGCAACAATTTGACGAAAGGTTTCAAGTGATGTTGTAAGTCGATGAGCTGATGCAAGCTGTAAGCCTTCGCCCCACACAAACATTCCTGTCAGGATACGCAACATCATAAGTGTAGATTTTCCCTGCTGCCTTGCCATGATTAATCCCAGTTCGGAATGCGCCCATCTACCATCTGGTCTGACCTTGTGCCCATGAATGCAAACAAACTTTTGCCATTCCATAAGGTTGATCCCAAGTTCGGTAGCAAAATCGATCATTTCTTGACCCTTTGAAGGTAAATCATTGAGTTTTGAGTGAATACGGGGTGTTTGCACACCTCCTAATCCCGAGTAAGCCTGATCGCTTAAGATCTCTCCCGTTTTAAGGTCTATCAATTCGATCCTGTCGGTTCGTGTCCGATTGAGGTGTTTTGTGGGTTAGAAAAGGAACGGGGGGTCGGTGGTGTTCTCTTGCTCACAAAAAACCGCCCACCCTTACTTAAATTACATCTAGTGCAACTTGCAACCAGATTGTCCTCACTATCTAATCCGCCTAGCCTTCTTGGAATTACATGATCAACTGTATCTGCTTCTTGCCCACAGTATTGACAGATATGACCATCTCTCCTAAGTATTCTTTGCCTTATGTTTCGCCATTGTCTGGTCGATCCGCTATCTCTTAACGCTGATCTACTCAATACCATCCCTTAATCTTATGGTGTGCTAAAGCATTACAAGGATTAGAATAACGCTTTTTAATATAATTCAATTGCCAATCAATTTGTTTATATCCATTAACTGTAGATAACCATTTTGATTTACCTTGAGGAATACCATAATGACTACCATTCTTAGCCTTTGGGTTCCATCTACTTTCCTTAAAATTTAACTCATCTAAACAATAAAATTGATCTAAGTCGTTAAGCTGTATAAAAGCCCATTGTCTATAGTTATTAGTTGTATCAGCATGAACGGAATCAATCTTTAGAAAGGCTATGTTAATGACAATGAACAGAGATATCACCAAACCAAACCTTGCGATCTTTCTGCTTCGCAGATCGCCCTTTCGCTCTGAAAGCGAATTTGCGTTTAAGGGTATCACATCACTCCAAATCTATTAGAATTATCGCGTGTCTTACGCTTGTTACTTAGTTGCAATCAATTCGCATGTATGACAGACCTGATCCACAAACTGCCATGATCCGCATTTAGTGCATCGAATGACAGGCTCCTGAGTGTCAGTTGCTTCTGCTAGGTTCTTTGTTCCAACGCAATTGCATCGCAGGCATTGATAAACCCTAAAGCCATTAGCAGTTGGATATCCGTCTAGCCATATGAACTCGGTGTTGCCTGAGCAGCCATTACATTTGAATTTAACCATCTTTAGAAGCCCATCCTGATCCCTTAAAGATAGTCGGCACAGCTGTATAGACACGCCTTAATTCAATGCCACATCCTTGACAAAGAGGGATTTTGTGCCCCATTGGAAGATCCAATATGATACTCAACCCCTCTCGATCACATTCGTATTCGTAGTTCGGCATTAAGGAATCCGATTGATTGCGTGGCAGGAATAGCATTGAAACAGATCGCCCTCATGAAGTAATCTGTCATCGTTGCACATATCACATACGATAGTTGTTGGCTCTACTTTGATCGCATCGTTTTCAATCGTTGCCATTAAGCCGGAGCCATCAATAATTTCTACATAACCCATTTATTCACCTCCTTTAAAATACCATTTTCCGTTGGCTGTAAGAACTGCCCAAGAAGGTTCGCATTGTTTTGCCTTACATACATAACCATAATACGGCTTGCCTCCTTTAGAGATACCTTCTTTAAGAATATGACCATGCTCGCAGGCAGGTGGTTCATTAGGAATTGATGATCCAATTTGATCCACTACATCACCAATTGTCCAAGCGACAGGTGCAACATCTTTGTCGGCCTCAAATGAACTGCGAAGTGCGGTTTCTATTGCAGCAGACCTACCGGACTTTCCATAGATGTTTTGTTTGCTTTCCAACTTTTCTTTGAATGATTGGTCGGCCTTTACAACCTCCATGCTGTCCTTAGTGGCAGTTTTGTTTGATCCTTTGAGAATTATTATTGCCCTTCCTAAACTGGAACTCGCAGTATCCTCGACATACCATTTTTTCATGTTAGGCATGTAAGTTTCTCTTGATCCAAACGCTATGTTTGAAACACATGGTTGCTCATCCTTGCTATCACGCCAAAGAGTTGCTTGCACTAAGATATAACCTTTCTCAGCATCGTGGCTGATTACCGAAATATCTGATCTGCCTGATGGGAAATTACTAATGAACCATTTGTTCAAAGTAGCCACATCTTCATAATCCTCTAAATTAAAAGCCATTATTAGTCCTCCCAATTTTCGTCTTTGACCGCGTCAAGCACAGTTTTATAGACAGATCCATAGGCGATGAAGTCTTTAATACTGTCGTAATGATCTGGGGTTTCACTAAGCCTAGAAACCTTGACCAACGCCATACATAATGCAGCCTGATGCGGTGTGATTGGGAAGTCGAGATAAGCAGACCATAAGCCTGCAATTCGTTTATGGTTGTAGTAAGGATGTCCATAGACATTTCCGCGCTGTTGGATTGTAGTAATGACTTCATCAAATAGCGATTCAGTTTTTGTCATAATCAAACACTTCATCAGATTGAACTTTTGTATTTATCAATCGTCTGTGTGATTGCCATCCCGCTTCTCTGCCTTTCCAATAACCATTCTGGAATGCAGTTTCTCTAATTTCATGGATTATCCAAGTAATTGTGCCTAGTCCTAAAAGGATCCAAGCAAGTTGTAGCATGTCGTCTTTTGCTGTCATGTCGCTCCCTACATATCCACAGTCTCTCTGTGAATACATAAAGTCTGACCTAAATCAAGTCTTTTATCTACTTCGCTTTCGGCGTGTTCTATAACGATTAGATAACGCTAAGATCCTCAAATTTATCGATATGGTCATCAATCGTACGATCCCGATAGTCTGTTTCAAGACCCATACGACCTTCGATTGTAAGTAAATGATCCATCGTGATTTACTGGAATTAACTCTACGCTCATGCCTTTCTTGCCAAAACTCAAAACTACAAAGCCCATATTCCAGTCGGCTGAGGCATATTTTAGGTAACTTGCTTTATTTTTCATGTCCATAAGATGACCGGCTTCTATACCCCAAATCGTTGAATAACGGCCATTTAAGCCAGTTTGATGTCTTACAGCACCCTGCCTATGGGTATGCCCACAAACAACGCCCCCAGTAGCCCCTGAGTGCCATTTTTTGGCTAGATTTAGAGCAGTTATACCTGCGTGCTTAGACATAACTCCTTCATCACCATGAGCCAAGAAAAACCCTTTTTCAAATTCATAAGCCCTCTTATGGAAACGAATGCCAAGATCTGAATAGCCCATAAATTTTTCATAAACTAACTCTGGCAACCCAAGCAATGATGGCGCCCCTTTGAGAAGCGTTGTAAATAATCTATCTGTGTGATTTGATCTAATAATGTCAGTTGTGCCTAGATCATAAAGAATGTTCTGAGCGATGGTTCTTTCCTCATCAAGGGTTTCTGCAAATTCAGTTTTTGTTCCCTTTACCCAACGCGATTGAGAAGTCATATCTAACTCATCACCAACATTTAATACATAATCAAACTTCTCATGCTTACTCATGCGGATTAGGTTAGACACCGCTTTTGGATGGTGAAGTGGAATTTGCAGATCGGGCGTTATTAAATATCTACGATTGGCTTTAATCGTCATCCTCATCCGGAGTAGGAATAACTGGGATAATTCCCTTATCGCCGACGATCCAGTCCGGCATTGATTCAGGACTATCCATTAGATAAAGCGCAACGGATTCTGAAAATCCAGCCTTTCGTGCTGCTCTAAACATTTCATGTTTTGCTATATACCATTGATCTAATTTAGATAATGGATCAGGAGTACGGCGAACGATACGACGATTGATCTTTTTTCGTTTAGATGGTTTTCGTGTGTTCGCCATAGCAAAATTATTGCTTACTAATTAACACGAACAGATCATCGACACGCTTCTCAAGTCGATTAATTGAGTCCTTCATTGAGGAGCCACCATTGGGTTTAAGTTCGGCTAGATAAGACTTAATAACCCAGCGCAGAGCCACTAACAAACTTGTTAATATGGCGCATCCGCCAACGGCGATAGCGACCCAATCGTTTGGTGTCATTTGCCATCAATACCATAATCAACCTCTTTTGCAGAAGTAGGATCAATGGCTTTGATTAATGGAGCAATTAATGAACCAAGTAAAATTGCATATTCAGGCTTTATATCTCCTACAATGGCAAGAGCAACAGTAATGCCGGATGCAGCAACTGCTCTCAGGTATGACTTAATTGCTGCCTTGTGTTTCTTGGTTAGTTTCATTAGTTGCCTCCTAGTAGTGGGATATTAAAAAACTCGCCTGATTGATTTTCTTTGAATGAGATATGAATATGTTTGTGGTGTGGGTTGATGCCTGTGTATTTTTTCCATCGCCACAATGATTTAGCACTTGCAATTTTGGCGGCATGGATTACATACAAAATGCGCTTATCTGTTTTTGCTGCAAGTCGAATTTGATCTGCCAAATCGAAACTAATTGCTTCTTGGTCAGAAAGGCGAGCGTCAATGTCAATGGCACATACTTCACCCCGCTCATTGGGATTGTGCTGACTAACTCTGGCTGAATGACGAGCATCACCAATCCACCCATCGCTGGCACGCTTGCGATCAGGGAAGCAGTCATCAGTCTGTTCTCTTAATTGAACCGCAGCCTTAGATAACCAAGGCTTCATTAGCCAAGAAGCAGTTTTGCTTCATCCTCAGTAATGCCAAGTCTTTCAAGTAATGCTGCTTTGGCTGCTGCTTTTGTTATGAGTTCGGCTTGAAAATCTGCTACTGTTTTTTGATCTGCTTTATATTGAGCAAATTCTGCATCATTCATTTCGCGATCAATGATTTCATCAGTTTCTGTATAATGAAATCTCACCATTGGTCTTTTAGTGTTAGCCATTATTTGATACCCCATACTTTGATTGTTCCGCCTGAGAAAGTGCTTGTTGTTAAAAATGTAAAAGAACCCAGAACTGAAGAATTGGCAATTGAAACAGCGCCATTGTGAGTTATTGCATAAGCAGCATTGGTTGTTGATGCACCTGTCAATAAATAATTCATAACTCGCCAAGTGGCTGTATTGTTTGCATTAGGAATATCCAAAACACCTGTATTGTTTTGATTTCCACTTCTATAACTATATTGGGTGAAATATAATGCATCTCCACTTGTAGCAGTAAGTCCTGTGTTATAGTCATAAACTCTCATATAAGTTCCGCTGCCACCATAATTTGGATCAGCGTTTGCACCATTTACTCTCATAGATACTGTTCCATCACCTGTCAATTGCCAATCATCAAGAATTATTTGAACATTCTGATAACCAGTTGCGTCAATTGTGGCTGTTGTTGAAGCACCTGAAAGTGATGTTGTTGATAACAATGTCATACCGCCACCACTTGCAGCAGCAGCCCATTTAATGCCAGTAGTTTCTGCACTATCTGCGGTTAATATGTAGCCATTTGTTCCAATTGGTAATCTAGCATCAACAGTAGAACTGCGAGTATAAAGATCACCTTTAGCGGATAACGGAGAAACAGCAGCCCAAGAAGGAACACCTGCTGCAACTGTTAATACTTGACCTGATGATCCAATTCCCAATCGAGTGTTGGTGTTTGCTGTCGATGAACGATATTCAATATCGCCAAGAGTTGTTGATGGATTAAGATTTTTTGTGGTTGTATCAATAGAAGTTCCAAGCGTGCGAATAGCGGCTGCGCCATCCTTGACTAACGCTGTGTCGTCTGGTGTTGTCCAGCCATAATTTGTGGTCGTTGCCATATTGTCCTTTTCTTAGGATACGATTGTAGCGTATTCCCATGTTAAAGTTGCGGATAAGGTATTCCAAGCCTCACCAACAGGTACAGTATTCCATCGCATGGCGACCTGACTGAAACTGGCTGGTGAAAGATTTATGGTTAAAAATAACTCATTAAATCGCGTGCTCCAAGACCAACCCTCAACATAACCTTCAAATTCTCCAGAGGATATTTGAATTGGTAGGTTTTGAATGTTTAGTGGCTGACCCATAAAGATCCCAAGTAAAGCATCTCTATCAGAATCATCAATTTCTGGGTTCGTAATTGGAAAAGTAATGCTGTCAAAAATAGGTTGTGGAAAGGCTCTAAGGGCAATATAACGATCTGCTATATCTTGAGCATCTGTATGGTCATGAATAAGAGACTGAATTGTTTCGCCCCTATATCCATAAGTTTCAATTGATGTAACGCTTGTAGATGTTTTTTGTGATCCAAAGTTATTGCCATAATTAATATAAATATCATTACGAATGTCGCCTGAACTTAGGGTAGTGCGGATCCCTTGGCTAAAAGCCTGACGAGCATCAAGATCTGTATAACCATTGGCTGCTAAATAAGTCTGTCGATGGTCTGCATCGGCATAACCAACATTTCCTTGATTGTCCTCATATAAATATCCAAAGGCTGAGTTTGCTATATTAGAAGCAATGTTATATACAGTATCCGCGCTACTGGCGCGATTTTCCATTACATAAAGCCCCGGTTGATCGATTTCACCAAGTCCTAAAGTTTGAGCATCTGTCCAAATTTCAGTTGCTGAATATCCTGCCCAAGTAGATGCTGCTGGAACATCATTCCAAGTTCCTGCTAATACATCGGCAAGTAAAGCATAAATCTGGTCGCCATCCTCATCTTGAGATAAAATTCCATTAGTAATCACTTTAGACAAATTGGCAAGAATTCCCATGGCTATCAAAGTGTAATTTACTACTGTTGCAATTGATCCAGTAGCGCCAACTTCAACTGAAACATCTGTAATGCTGCCACCAAACAAAGGAACATAAGTTCCTGCGCTGTTTTTTACTTCCAACGCTAAACTGTCATTAATATCGAATGGTAAAGTTTGACCAGATAAAGCCACTAAAGTAATTTGCATATAAGATGGATTTGGTTGAGAGTAAATATCTGTTCTGCCAGAAGCATGAGTAATGTCGCTTATTGCAATATCAGTATATTCAGTTCCCGATACTGTTAATTTCCAATCAGGAGTAAAGACTGTCATAATCTACTTTGAACGCCTAAGCTGCTTAATGCTGGAATTGATCGTTTGGATGCTTGAGTTATAACTTTATTTACAGCTCTTGCTGCGCTCTCGCTATCTAATGCCTGAACTGTAATGTTATTGATTGTTGTTACAGGCGCGTTAGGATTCACTCCAAGTGATGACAGACCAGATGTTTGTGGAACACTTGGAGCCATTGATGGCGCGATATTAGGAATGGATCCGATATTAACTCCTGGAATTATATTAGCAACTCCAATTATTCCATTTGCAAGCATTGTAACTAAACCAATTGCTTCTCTTAAAAATACAATAAATGATCCAACTTTATCTGCTACCCAAGCAAGAGCATTTCCAAATCCTTGAGCATTCTGCTCGGTTTTAGTAAGAGCATTACTCATGCCATTCTCGCCAGTTAATCCAGCAATAAAAGCATTTAGGGTTGGAATGCCAGTATTGTTTAAGAATGAAATAAATCTTTCAACCTGTGGTAGTAATGCAGTTCCTAGACTTTCCTTAGCCTCATCAAATCCAACTTTTAAGCGATCAATCTTGCCTTGAAATGTTTCTGCATTCTTAGCTGCTGCGCCACCATAAAGTTTAGATAATTTATCTTGAACTTCTGTAAATGAAAGAGTTGATAATTCAGCCTTTGATAATCCAAGTCCTAATCTGCCAAGAGCTGTAGTGTTTCCATCTTGAGCACGACCTAAAGCATTTGCGACTGTTTCTAATTCGATTCCCTTACCTTTAGAAATATCTAAAGCAAGGTTTAATAATTTCTGGGCTTCAACTGTATCTTTAGTCGATACTGCAAGTCTTTGAAATGCTGGTCTTAACTTATCGTCTGCAACACCTGTGGCTAAAGATGTTTGTAAAATCATGTCCTCAGTAGCCTTTATTTGGGCATCAGTTGCCCCTGTAGCAGTCCTTAAAGCACTTGCTAACCTAAGTTGTGCTTGCTCATCCTCTATCGCAGCCTTGACCCCATCAATGGCTAATTTTGTGCCATAGGCAGCAGCAGCAACAGCAGCAACGGCAAAAGCAGCAGCAGCCTTTTTTCCAAACTCTGAAATCTTACTTGCGTTTCCTTCAACGGCTTTATCAGCTTCGCCTAACTTCTTTTTAAGATCATCGACATCGGCAAGGATCGAGAGTTTAAGAGTGCGATTACCAGTAGCCATTAGACCCATTCCTTAATAATGCGATCAAAACTTTGTTCCCACTTATTAATCAATTCAGGCTGAATTCTGCGAAGGGTTGGATAGATAAACCATCCTCGACTACCTCTGCCTGACCGTCCTGAATACGAAGGGAACTGTTTGAATTTATTTGAACCAAACTCAACACCACCCCATAGGGTTTGTGTAGTAGCACCACCTGAAAACTTCTGGCGTGCGAAACCATAACGGAACTCACCAATTTTGCTTGACTTGGAGATACTAACTCCGTCGGCAACTCTCTGCGCAACTTTGCCAGCCTTTGTTCTTTGTCCAGCTGCTTGTTTAATTTCCTCAGATGCAAAATACGCCAAAGCAGCAGACTGAGTTCGAGCCTCATCCGTTGCTTGCTCATCCATGAGTTTGAATGCTTTGTAAATATCGCGGAGGTCGGCTTTGTTGTAAGCAATTGTTTCATTTGCCATGCCTCTCCTCCAATACTTCTATCGCCGTTAATATATCGCTTGCATCAACCCATTCACTCATTGGAATTCGTGTGGCAATTGCCAACTCAACCAATAACCTGCTTAGGCTTCCTGCTGGGTGACTTTTGGGTTTGCATCACCGACTTCTGCAATTGTGCATTCATCAACGATGTTCATCCAAGCATCGAAAGGTCTAACAGGAGTTTTGGAAGTTCTAACTAATGCGCTGTGAGATAAAAACAACATATCCCACATTCCCACATAACCTTCTGAACCCCACTTGGTTAAAACTTTACCTGTTTCCTTTTCCCATCTTGCAAACTCAGGCGGTTGGCAAATTACTGTCGCTTCCTCGCCTGAGTTATATTTAATTGTAAATCCAAGTTTCATTTTTTGCTCCCGTTTCTATTTTTTAACTAAATGTTTCTGTTACTGCTCCACCTGAAACTGTGAAAGTAAAGGAAACAGTTTGTGCATCAATTCCTGATCCACCAGCTGTTGGAAACTCTGGCTTTACTGGGAACGCAAATGATGCTCCTGTTGCTGCTACAAGTGTGATTGTAATATCTGTATCTGGATTTGCTTCAGCAGCAGTCCATAGAGCCTCACAAACAGAATTTGTCTTGCCCCAGTCAGCTAACATGTCCAACTGGAATGTTCCTGAAATGTTTGTGGTCTTGTAAGCTGTGCCATCAAGTGTCTGGTATTCCTGACGCTCATTGACCTTTGTTAAAACTGCGTTGGTTGCTTGTGCTTCGATGTCTGTTCCACCTGTGAAAGACAACGAAATATCGCGACCTGTGATTACTGTGGTTGCCATTATTTCTCCTTAGACTGTGCGTGTGTAGTAGGTAGATACTCGAACATCTGCAATAAGCAAAGTCGATGCTCCGACTGTGGTAACTGTTGGTCTTTCGACCGAGCTGACAATATATCCGCTTGGAATTACTGCCAGAACGCTTATGATTAATTGCTCGATATTGTCGAGCGATGCAGGATTGCTGTTATATGCAACTGCAACTGAAATGGTCATATTGACCTTTGCGCGAATGTTTGATTTATTTATTGTTTCAAATTCAAGGTATGGTGAATCTGGAACGCACACCACAGCTGGAGGAATTACTGTTTCTGGAACGAAAGCATAGACATTTCCTGCAACGCTAGATAAAGCAGTTGCTAAAGGTGTGCGAACTTGTTGAAGGATTGTTTCATTAGGCATTTATTGAGCCATGCTTTCGGTGTCAATATATGAACCTAATAATCCAACGCACTTGTTAAATAATGATCGACCCATTCTGAATGGAGTTGAAGTAAAATCTACTCCTTCGATTTGTCCTCCGCCTGCAAGTCTTGCTTGGAAAACTTCGACTGAAACTGTATAGACGGCTGATTGAACAGCTGCATTTCCAACATAAGTTGATCCGCCAGAAAGGGCAGCAACTCCGGATGGGATGACATTAGTTTCGAGTATGTCGGCATTAGTGATCGATTGCGAAAAGGTATATTGTCCAAGATTATCTGCCAGCAC